GAAGATAGACTTGCAACAATTTTATCCCATAAACTAAAAAAGTCTTTTTTAGTTACTTTTGAACGAATAACTACTGCTGAATTATTAGCTCTACCTCTTTGTGGGTTTAATTCCCACCAATGACCATGTTTTGCTGTTAGCATTTCATTATCATGTAAATCAAATAAAGAAATTAAAGCAGCTCTACGAATACCACCAGATAGTACAGCATCAGCGATATGACAAATAATATCATGTGCTTCAATAGGAGTTAATTGTTCTCCGTCTTCTTTTCTATCTAATACTTTTTGTATTTGAAATAAACATTCTTTCAATGGTTCTGGTCCTGGTGCCTTACCTCCTACTGTAATTAATTCTGCCCCTTTTGGTCTAATATCTCTAAAATCAAAAACAGGTCTTGCGGTTGTAATCCCAAAATATGATTTTAATAATACTTTTACTGAATCAGCCCAACCTTCAATTGAATCTCCTACTAAAAATCTTCTTGTTTTTTTAGGAATTCTAATTTCAGGTAATTTTTCAATATGATGTTTTTGAACACTATATCCTACACCACAACCTGATAATAGTAAAAACATTACTTCACTAAATGATCTCCAATCGTCAATTGGTAAGTAAGAACAATTAAATATTCTTGAGTTATTTATAGCAATTGGTTTTCCTGCAAATTGTAAACTACGCATTGAAGGTAATACTTTTTTATCATACACTAATTCATAAATTTCTTCAATTTCATTTTTTAAATTAGGAAATTTTGATTGATGCATTTCTTTATTTCTTGTTACTAATTCTTCCCATGTTTCTCTCCTTTGTTTTTTAGGGAGATATTTTGCATATTTGTTATAAATTACAATATCCGATAAAATTTCCTGTGTAATGTTCATTTAGTGTTTTTTTTAAAAATTAATTATTAGTGTCAAAAAAAAGGGGTAATCCCTTTATGTGGGGATAAATACAATATATATAAACAAAACCTATCAAAACCCAAAAAAACTATTAGATTCTCCATGAAGTCTTCTTCGCTGTGCAGGTGAAAGATCTTCACTATTAGTTTGTTGTGATCTATTGTTTCCTCTTATATTTATTTCAATTTTTCCTATTGAAGTATCCATAATTGAATCATAAGTAATACCATCAGCACCATACCTATTTTTCATAATATGCCATCTTCCTGTTCCATTTTCTTTATCTTCAGCACTACGTGATAAAGACATTGCAAAATCAGTAATCATCATTTTACTATAACTTTCTGCCATTCTATCTCCTTGGATGATTTCTTCTCTTGCTCCTGATCTATTTACTTGTGAAGCTGTCCAAATAGGTAGTTTCATTTCTGAAGCTAATCCTCTTAAACCAGTGTAAATATCATCTAATTTATCTCTTTTTTCTTTACTTGATTTAGAAGTTAATAAATCAGCATAATCAACAATAATTAAATCTGGTTCAATATTTTGTTGTATACATTTTTCCAAATGTGCGTGTATAGTATTTACTGTTGCTTGTCCTGCAGGATATTCTCTAATATAAAGACCACCTCGTAAATTTTCTACTTTTTCCTTTATTATATCTTTATTATCTATAACATCACCTACAGGTATTTTTGTAAAACAAGCATCATATCTTCTACCAACATATTTTTCACTTAATTCTAAAGTGTAATGTATAACAGTAAAACCTAATTTTACAGCCTGAGCTCCTAATGCTATTAAAGCCCAAGACTTACCACCACCAGGCCCTCCTGCTATTAATCCTAAATCACCTTGTCCTAAACCGCCACAAAGTAATTTATTAATTAATGGCCAAGGTGTTTCCACAGTGTTTCTAGCTTCTTCTCTAAATCTATCTTCTAGTTCAGCTAAATACTCATGGCCAATATCTCTTTCTGTTCCTGCTTTTAACGCTTTATCAATTAAATTTCTAATATCATCATAATCTCCTAATTCTAATAGGTCAACTGATTTCATTAGTGCACCCTTTAATGTTTGGTTTTTACAAAAATCTAAAAATGTATCTTTTACATAATTTAAATCTGTTGCTTTTGATGCTTTATATGCTTGTTTAAGTAAATCTTTTACAGCTACATTTTGTAATTCTTGTTGTAAATTTTCTAACTCTACTTTAAATACTTCCATTGTAGGAACTGTTTTATATTCATTATAGTATTTAAGTGTTTTACGAATAATCCATTTACCAGCATCATTATCAAAATAATCTGGAGAAACTATATCTGCAATTTGTTGTAGAAAATCTCTATCAGTTATTAAAATACCAATAGCTTTAGTCTGAAATGAATGTCCGTATTGAGTTAATTTACCCATGTGTTTGTTTTGCAAATGTATTTAATTTAATAAAATGTTCCCTTAACCATAATTCAGGTGTTGATATTGCATTTCCTAATTGATCATCATTATACATTATAATAAAATCATTTCGGGAAAGCAAATTTATTGGTGCTTTTATTAAATTTGTTATTTGTAATTTTAATTCTCCTGATATAGGTGGATTTTTTAAGTCCATTAACTCTTCGTTTATACGGAGTTGAGTTGCCGACTCACTAATTCTTTTATGCATAGGTTCTTCTCCTTTACCAGCATACCCCAGAATGAAATCAAGATCAAGGGTTTGTTGTGTGAGTAGATCTGGTAGTATTTTAGGTAATTTTTTAGGGCCTAATCCTTTAACACCTGGAATGTTATCAGATTTATCACCCATTAAGGTTTTATACATTAAAAAGTTGTGAGCCGGTACTCCATAATCAGCTTCTACCATTCGAGGGGTATAAAACTTTTTCTTTGTTGGACTCCATACAGTAATTCTATCGTTTACTAATTGTAAAAAATCTTGATCTGCAGACATTATAGTAACTTCTTTATCTAAAAGTTTATGTGCAATATAAGCAATAGCATCATCTGCTTCTATTTTGTCTATCGAGATAACATTAAGGGGAAGAAAATCTAAATAATCAAGTAACCTTGAAAATTGTATTTTCATTGCGTCTTTTTCTTCTCTAGCGTCTTTAAAAGCGTCCCATCTAGTAATTCGTTTACCTGGTTTTCTTTGTGATTTATAATCACTATGGATTTTTCTTCTACGTTGAGAACCACCTGCACCATCATAAACTATAATTACTCTAGTTGGGTTTATTTCTCTAATTGCATAAGCTAAAGATCTTAAAAAACCTGTTAAACCACCTACTGGAACTCCATTATCATTTAAAGCACCATTTACTGCAAATACTCTTAAATATAAATTAAGACCATCTACAATTAGTACTCTGTCATTGACCCCTAAAGAGTCATTTTCTTTAACGTTATCTAATAGACTAAATATATCGCTCATTATAACCCTGATTCATCGATTTCAATATCAGGATCCATACCTTGAGCATCTTCATGTTGATATTTCATAACATACTGTTCGCAGGTATCTTTATACATTTGTTCTTTTATTTCTGGTCTTTCTTCACAAAGTTGTTGTAAATCTTTACCATAAAATGTAAGTTCTTCTCCTGTTGTTGTATCAACATATTTACAAATAGGACCTGACTGTTTAACTACTTTATAGTTTTTCATCAATTTTAACCATCCACCATAATCGTCTATACCTTGTCTATAAAAAACATTATATCGAATTTTACGGTTCGGTGGTCCCATTCTATTTTTAACTACAATTGCTTCTACCTCAGACCCTACAACTTCTTCTACACCGTTGATTTTTTCTTTAAGTTTCCCAACTTGTTTAAGTCTTAATCTAACTGATGCATGAAATTGTAGTGCCTTACCTCCTGAAGTAGTATATTGATCAGCAAATGGCATTGCACCCATTTTTTGTCTTAACTGGTTCGTGAATACTAAAAGTATTTTTTCCTTACCAATTAAGTTGGTAATTTTACGCATGGCTTTAGATAGTATAATTGCTTTTTGAGTAGCATAACCATCTTTTTCAAAGTCAGCGGCTGATTCAATTTTAGTGGTTGCCGCAGCTACTGAATCAACTACAATAGTTACAAGTTTATCTGGATTTTTCTCTCGGACTTTAAGGATTACATTTTCAATTGCATCCATAATATCCTCAACTGTTTCAAGAGGTAAATAAACCATCTTTTCTACATCAACTCCAATTGCTTGTAAAAATTGAGAATTCAGTGATGATTCAGTATCAATGTATACTGCAACACCATCTTTCTTTTGTGTATTTGCTATAATATGAGATGCTAACAGGGACTTACCACTCTGTTCTAGACCAGTGATTTCAACGATTTTGGAAACTGGAAAACCTCCATTAGGGCGATTTGAAATGGCCAGGTCCAGTACTGTAGATCCTGTAGAAACCCAATCGCTGACGTCTGTTGGGGAATCTTCACTGCCATCTAGAAAATAAGCTACTCTATGATGAGTTTTATTAAATTTCTTATTTAAGGAATCAGCAATAAGTCCTGTTAGTTCATCTCTATTTGTTGTTTTTTTCTTTGCCATTAATCAAATAATTCATCAAGTTTACTATCTATATCTTTTTTCACTTTCGAAGGTGCTTCTTTTACTTCAGTTTCTTTACCACCATCTTCTTCAGCTGGTTTTAAATAGCTTTGTAATTCACCTTTCATTTCTTCAAAAGTATACTTTTTAAATAAAGTAACTAAATCCTTTTGATTATCTAAAAGTGATTGTGCTGTATTAGCATTTTCAGATAACGGTGTTTGGTTTGGTTTAACACGTACAGTTGTGGTATTAAACATCTTACCAGTTTCAGCTGCTGGAATTACTTCTACAGTAACATCTCTACCATTTTGAATAGCAGTAATATCACCATAATCTTCATCAGCCATTACACCTAATAGTTCTTGATAAACCATTTTACCAAATTCCCAAAATCTAACTCCTTTATCTTCTTCTCCACGTACTACTACAGGAGCAAAAATACGAAGTTTTGGGTATAATTTTTTAGCTAATTCTCCATTTTCTTTATCACCTGACTTTCTTAATTGATTAGCAAATTCCATAATTGGATCTGACTCATCAAAATTAGTTAAGGCAATCATTCTTGGTTTACCAATACCGAAGTAAAAGTAAAGCTCAATAAATGGAAAATCTTTATTGTGTGCATAAGGCACTAATCTTACTTGGGATTTTTCTCCCACTGGCGGTCTCCAAAAATTGTTTTTGTAGTCACTTGAACCACCGCCCCCTTTGTTGTTTAATTTGTTTAAACGATTCTTGATTTCATCTAAATTCATAACTTATTTTTAATTAATATATAATGTTAACTTTAACTTTGCATAAATGTACAAAGTTTTTTTTACTAATCCAAATTTTTACTAAAGACTTATGATTTCTTTTACTTTTGTATCTATTTTATTAAAACCCTCTGCTTGTATAAGTAATATACAATTTTTATAATCATTCCATTCTATAGGAAATTTTTTATCTAAAACCCCATTATTTAAACTCTTTATTAACTCATTAAGTGCATTAATTGTATAAAGAGTATTTGTTTGTTTTTTTCTATGTACTAATATTGTATTATCTACTATATTACTAACAGTTGAATTATTCATATCTACATTATATGTAAGCATAATTTTTTGCTCATCCAAACTTTCTAATATAAAAATTTTATTAAAGAGAATTACATAAGATCTTTTAATCTTATCAATAATATCTTCAACATTTTCATTAGTAGTAAAAGTACAGTAAAGTCTATTATTCATAAAAAATAGGAATATTTCAGCTATAAATATAAACTTTAACTTAAAGCACCATAATGTTTACCAACTTTTAATTTTATTGGAAACTTACTACTAAGTATATTTTGTAAATCTATTAAGGTTTGTTTGCCATCTAATTTAGACACATCAAATATAAACGCATCATATATGTAAAGAACTAATTTAGTTTGTTTATCTTCTAAATAATCTTGTATTTCATTTATTTTTTCTACATTAGTATATGTTTCTGTAGCTTGTATGTAGTAGTTAAATAACTTTTGAGCATGTATTTTAGGGTGGTTTTCTTTTTTAATTTCATAACCACCACATATAATTTCTCCTTTATTATTAAATTCTTCCCAAATAATATTTATAAAATCCTGTGTTTTACGGAAAAAAGGATGATGTAAGTTCGCTTTATCTATACCACCATATATTTGTTTAAATGTAAGTGTTTTACTTTCCTTATATTGTTGTGGTGTAATTTCCTTGGATTTAAAGTAAATTTGTGCGAGTTCGTTGTGTACGTTGCCATGGAATCGATAGCCGACTATATCACCTATTAGGCGCGGATGATAACCATCATAATCCATTTCTACAAAAAAATCATTGTCTGGTTCGAAACAATCACGTTCTCCATTGTCGTGTTTTAGTCCTACAAAATTTATCCCATTAAAATTATTTACAGGTCTTCCGGTTGTAGTGTATGGATTATACCATCCGTATATATAATTTTCTTTTATGGAAAACTTTTTACACTTTGTTGTAAAATAATCGTCAAACTTGCCATTAAATTTTAATGCATTCTTCTCTAACCTATATAAGGCAGGTAATAACTTGTTATCAAAATATGTATTGATTACGTGAGGAAAACCGATTATTTCATTGTACTTACTATTACAACGCTCTAGGTGTTTTCCAATAGGTATCATTTTATTCACTTTAGTATGTGGAAATTTTCGGTAATACCATGCGTGTGC